TCTGAGTACCGATGCCGCGACTCCCTTGAATTTTGGCGGCGGCGTAGTCAACGCGCACGTAGTAATCCTCAAGGCTGTCGGCGGCAAGGTCAGGGCCCGCGTTACGAGTGCAGATGGATCAGTCCAGGCCATCCCCTTCGACACGTACCTACTCTTGATGTCGATGACGGTGCCTATCACGGCGATCGATCTGACACGGGTGCCGAGCCAAGCGACTAGCGTTCGAGTCTTCCTCGGTGAGAAGCAATAATTGATCACGTCTTGCGGCGCGACCACACATAGCGTATTTGATTTTCACTAGATCATTTCACATCGGAGAATGACAAATGACCGCGACTGCTACTAGCCTAGAGACACTCAAGTCTGCACTCGATGAAGCCAACCCGAATAAGGTTGCCAGCGCTTTGCAGCAAGCCAAGCTCGGCACCATGCTCACGCCATTGAAGAAAACCTACAGCGCGCTGGCTGCGACCGCCGCTCACAATCTGACGGACGTTGCGCATGGTAGCGGACTGGCAGCTCTTCTCGTCGGCACGCTCCGCGTGACGGCTGGCGCGGCTGCGGCCGGTGCTCGTCTTGTGACTGATGCAGGCGGCACGCCATCTGCTACTGTCGCGACTCTATCTGATGACGGCAAGACGGTCACCTTCGAGGGCACGGTCACCGCATTCGTGATCGAATATGTCCCGCGTGCAAGCGCCGACATGACTGGCCCATTCGCCAAAGCATCGTAAGAGTTTTGGCTCATTGATCTTTTTCGTAAACCGTAACCGCTTCGGCGGTGAATCACACATCGCCTATTCGACCAACCTGGCTAGGTATCCTGTCGTAAACTACGTGTTACGGCGGCGGTAAACAGCCGGAGATTTGACCGGACGGGAGACACAAACAGGAAAGCGAAGCGCGATGACAACAGAATCAGAAGTAGATCTCAGTAAGCCAAAAGCAGAGGGGGCCCCGGCGGCGCAAGGTGCAACGGTAGTGGGTGAGACAACGGTGCAGGTCGCGGGCAAGACAGTCGTTTTGCCGACGCATGCTTTTGCGCGCCTCAAAAAAGAGGAGCGCGAGAAGGGCAAGAAAGCGGCTTTGCAGGAATTGGCAACCAGTTTGGGGTTTTCGTCAGTCGAGGAGTTTACGTTGAGTGCTGGAAAATTGAAGGCTGGGCAGTCGAGCGGTAGCGGGCAAAAAACGCAGGCCGCCCCCGATCGGCGCCCAGACAACACCAGCAACCGAGTGCAAGCGCGCGACAGCGGCGGTAAGCCGTCAGGCCGTCCCGACGCGAAATTCATGGAGCGTTTTGAAAAAGAGAAGCAGCGTCTTGAGAAAGACAAAGCAGATCTGGCTCAGCGCATGAGGCGTGAAGTTCGAGGTCGCCGCGATGAGCAGCAACGCGGCGATGCGCTGGAAGCGCAGATGGAGTTGCAGAAGCAAGCCATGCTCGTCGGCGTCAAAGACGTCGATTATGCCATGCGCCTTCTGACGCGCCACCTTGACGGCAAGTCAGAGAAAGAGCTTTCGTCTTTCGACGAGACTAAATTCTTTGAGGGCCTGAGAGATTCAAACCCGTACCTCTTCGGCGAGACAGTCCGTCCGGCGACTACCGGCACGGGCGTTAGAAATCCTCCACCGGCGCCTCGCCCCGGTGAGGTGACTCAGGTGTCAGCTCAGGGTAATCAGTTGGACGCCCGCAAGCTTTCACAGGACGACTATCGGAAGTTGTTGGTGGCTCGCGGCTTGAATGCAGCGATGTAAAAGGCTTCTGATCCGGTCGCCCGCGTTTTGATGTGCAGTGTTTAGGTGTTTCGAGAGTTTTATTTTGATCGTCGCCTCGCGGGGCGACTAACAGGAGCTTTGATCAATGCCCGATTTCTCTACTATCTCGCAGGCCCCCGAAATCCGGGCGCTCGTTCAGGAAAACATCCTGGAGCGCGCCTTCCACGACTCTCTCTATCCGCGGCTGTTGTTTCGCGGCGAAGGCACACCGCAACTGTGGCCGGCTAACGTCGGCGATACCATGGTCTTCAGCGGCGTCGGCTTGATCAAGCCCAAGATGCGCCCGCTCCAGCCCGGATCTGATCCGGTGCCGAGCACCTACCAAAGCGAGCAATGGTCTGCCCAGCTCCAGCAATACGCTGACTCGATCGATACGCACATGCCGACGAGCATTGCGGCTATCGCCAATCTCTTCTTGCGCAACGCTCAGCAGATCGGCCTCTCGGCTGCTCAGACTATGAATCGCATCCCGCGTAACAAAATGTACAACGGCGCGCTGAGTGGTCAAACGGTTGCTGATGGCGCTCAAGTCGCCACCAGCACTTTGAGAGTCAAGCGACTCAACGGTCTTACCCGTGCCCGTCGACCAGATCTCCCGCTCGGCTCGCCCGTGCGCTTCGATCTCGTGTCGACTAACAATCCGTTGTCGATCACTGTATTCACTGGCGTGGACACTGTGGTTAGCGTCACGGGCTTTTCGCCAGACTCGGCAGGGGACGAAGTCGGCCCCGGCACACTGAGTCTGTCCGCTCCAGTCACTGTTGCCGATCGGGCGTACGTGCTCGCCAGCGACAAGACATTCATCGTGCGCGTTGGTGGCGGTAACAAAGTCGACGACGTCGGCGCTTTGGATCTGCTTCGCCTCGCGGACATCCGCACGGCCGTCGCCCGCATGTGGCAATCAAACGTGCCCGAGCAACCGGATGGCCGCTTTCACTGTCACCTTGATCCGACCTCGCAGGCCCAGATCTTTGCCGATCAAGAATGGCAGCGCCTCCTGACTTCGTTGCCGGACTACTTCATGTACAAGCAATTTGCGATCGGCGAGTTGCTTGGTTGTGTGTACTTCCGCAACAACGAGTGCCCACAGCCGGAGACGGTCGAAGGCGGCTTGACCGCCACCTTCACGCAAGACGATCCATTCGCCGGTGAGCTTTACAACAACGGCGCGACCAATGGTGTGAAGGTCCATCGTGCGTTGTTCGTTGGCCAAGGCTACATGAATGAATACTACCAGGATCTCAGTGGGCTCATGACTGATGCCGGGATCACGGGTCGCGTAGGCGAGCCGAAGATCACGAATAACTCGATCGAAGTCTTCACGGAGCGCATCCAGCTGATCTTGCGCGCGCCACTCAATCGCTTGCAGGATCTCGTCGCCACGTCGTATAAATTCATTGGTGACTGGCCGGTGCGTACGGACGCAACCACGGGCGATGCGGCACGCTACAAGCGCGCGGTGTGCATCGAGCACGGCGAGTAAAAAGATGTCAATTGGCAGATCGCAAGTAGGCCGTTGGTGTGGTGGTGAAAAACCCGCCAGCGGCCTCTTGCGATCTGTTGCCGCTGTGTCAGCTTCGGCTGATACTTTTGATTGCAACACCCTTGTGGGGTGTCATTCCGCTTCGCACGGCGCGACGGCGGTGCAATCTACCCGCTGTCAACTATCGACTCGTTCGATGGCTGCGCCAAGCGGCGGGTTTTTTACGTCCCCGCGTCTCGTGCCTTGCTTAACCCTCGGTCGGGTTTCGCGTCTGGTATCGTTTCGTCGACTTGTTCGATGGTCGCGGTGTGACGTTGGTCTCGCCTGAGCAAACCCTGGGCTTTGCCCATGGAACCGCTCTAGGCGTTTTAGTTGGTCGTTGCTTCGGCAACGCAGATCGCGGCTTTTGCCGGCTGACTTCGTGTCAGTTTTGATCCGAGGATCGGTAGCTTTGTCTTGACGCTTCCCATTACGACAGTGGGTAATCTGTCGGTATTCGCGTCTAGCTGCTTCCGATCCTCGCCACCGTTTTTCGCACGCGCCTGCATTCGGCGCGATAGAGTATTGATCAGGAGACGCAGGTGGGCCGGAATAAAAAAGATGCTCGCGCTTACGATTCGGGCCGGGCCGATGTGCAGTCGGGTGATCTCCGTATTAGTGCGGCAATAGCCGCACTGGAGTCGGTTTTTGTTGATGGATCGGCCAGCGCACCATCGGTGGTCGGCATGTCAACTGGTGAGCCACCAGCTTGGGTGCCGACTATAGCAACAGGAGATCCCGTCGTCACTCTCAGCAAGGCAGCGTCTAGGTACAAGGTCCTGACGACCAAGCTGTTTTCTTTGCATGGTCAGATCGTGACCGTGCATGCTGGGGACGTAGTGGGCGAGGACGGGTACGGGGCGGCCGGTATTGCTCGAATGATAGATGCAGGCGTGTCTCTCGAGATCATTCAACCGGCTTAAAGCCAGGAGCGCGCTGTGCCATTCGATGACGCTGACAAGGAAAGGATCAGATACCACCTCGGTTATTTGGAAGTCAGCGTAGCGGCAAGTATAAGCTTCGGCATTCCGCGTCCTTTGCAGACAGTGTTCCTGGTTGAGCAGGCGATGAATAACGTCATACCGGCGGCCATTCCGCGGGTCATGAGGTATCTCAAAGTCTTGGACGACATTGAAGACAAAATGGTTGACGCTCAGGATCGACTCGCCGCTACTCAGCTCGAGGATCTGCACCTGAGGGAGGACGAGACGGACAAGCTTGAGCGCGAATACGTGAGGTGGGCCTCCCGACTCTCCGACATACTAGGCGCACCGATCTACGCATACTCGCAGCGTTTCAGGGAATTTTTGATGGGCACTAACGCCGGATCGATCCCAGTCAGATAGGGGCGTGAGACTTGGCACCTAAAAAATTCACTGACCCAACTGCGATGCAGCTCAATAAGACGCTGGCTCGTAAATTCATTCCATTGGGCGACAGCCTCCGCGATCTTCTCACAAAATTCGGACTTCGCCCCTACAAAGTGCGGATCGTTCGCATTCGTTGGTCTGGTGGGCGCAGGGGCATAGGCACGGCGGTGGTGGAGAAGGCACTAGATATTCTGCCCACGCCAAAGGTGCTTGATCTGTCGACTCTGACTGAGATCGTCAACCCGGTTGGACTCGATGAGGTCGGGATCATTCTGGTCACTCAGATCAGCGGACGATTCACCGATGAGGATCTGAGATTCCTGGACAACGACGGCGGCGATCAAGATCCTGATAGTGAGGTCTTCTACGAGATCGAGTTTCCTCGGAGCGATGGACGGCCCGGCGACAAGAGGCGCTTTTTCTTGCGATCGGCGCCCATGTACATGGCAGGCAAATTGCAGTGGCAGTTGCGCTTGGAGAGAGCGCACGAAGATCGGGAGCGCAATGGCGATCCGCCTGAGTATTTGCCCATGCGTCGGGGGAATTAATGGCGACAGTACAAGTCACGATCACGCCGGCTGACTTCGCGAAATACATGGAGCGCTTAGGTGCTGGCTTCTACCCGGCCGCGATCCGAGGCATTCGATCGGGGGCCATGCGCGCTATACCAGTCCTCCAGAGGCGCACTCAAGACGCGCCGCCAGCGAGCGCCAACGGATCGGTCGGAGCATTCAACACGGGCATGTACAAGGCGAGTTGGCGCACGTCGAATATCGACAACGGCGTGAGTGTGTCCAACATCCAGCCGTATGCTGCGGTCATCGAGGGCGGTCGCCGGCCGTCCCCGGTCAGCCGTGAGGGCATAAAGAATCTGCAAGTCTGGGCTCAGCGCAAGCTCGGCCTATCGGCTGAGGAGGCCAAGAGTGCTGCCTTCGCAATTGCCAAGACTTTGCAGAAAAAACCGCTGCGCGCCCGCAACGTCATGGGGGGTGGTGTTGAGGAGATCAGCGATCTGATCTTTGAGGAGATCGATCACGAGATCGAGCGCGCGCTGGAGAGCGTACGGTGACTAAGCTCGTAACGGATAAAAGCGCCCCCACGCGACTCACAGCGCACAAAGAGACAGACTCCCGCACGGCTCTCACGAGAGGCCTGGCTGAGTATATATCAGGCGTTACGGTCGATGCGGCCGGGGGGCGCAGGATCATGTTTCAACGGGTATTTGACAATTGGGCGCAGCCCGAGGAGTCGGCTAAGTACCCGGCCGCGATCGTCTACTCAACGGCGGCGGGTCTTTATGATGCTAGCAGATTCGCCCCCGGAGTGAGTGGTCAGCACAAGCTTGAGGACGGCAGTTTCATTGTGCAGTACGCCGATTTCGTACTCGATATGACACTCGAGATCTGGTGCAACGATCCGATCGAGAGGGCCGAGCTAGTCGGAGCATGTGAGGACGCACTCAATCCGTCTCTGTCTATGTACGGGTTCGTCCTCGAATTGCCGCACTATTTCAACGAGCGGGCAGTCTTCGAGCTAAAGTCGTTGCAGTACCTAGACAACGAAGAGGACGTGATGCGACGCTACCGGCGCGCGTCTTTTGTCGTGACCGGGCAGGTCCCCTTTATTCGGCGGGCATTCCTGCCGATGGCAAAGCCGCGCGTTGATGTTGTGGCAAACCCTGATTTCGTGTTGGAAGTGACTTGATACTCAAA